AACACCGCATTACAAGAAACTACTGCTGAACTTGTAGAGACAACATCTGCTGCGGTTAATACCGCTTTTGCTGTGGCTATTACTGCTTGTGCCGTTGCCGTTGTTGCAGAATTAGAAGCATTCGTTTCTGAAGTAACAACCGTATTAGTAGTCCAAGCAATCTGTCCTGCACCGTTAGTCGTTAAGTAATTTGTACTACTACCATCCGCTTGGGGCCACTTCTGACCGTCTAATATAATTTCTCCCGTTCCATTCGGGGTGATAGTTAAATCCCCGTTTGAGTTGGTAGAGGTGATAGCGTTTCCGTTAACATTTATATTATCTATTTGTGCTTCAGTTACCGCACTATTAGTACCTAATGTAACTCCATCAATAGTCCCAGCATTTACATCAACGCTATTAGAGGTATTAAATGCGAATGGAAGAGTGATCCAACCGCTACCATTATAAAATTTCCATAAACTATTAGTTGTGTCACGCCATATAGTCCCCGTTAAAGGAGTGGAAGGAGCAGACGCTTTATTGTGAATTGTTAAAGCAGCATCATCCACATCTGGGAAAGATGCTTTTATGGTAGACTTTAAAAGTCTTATATGATCATCACCTTGAGATCTTAAATCAGCCCCAGTAGGATTTGTTGTTACAAGACTATTTATATATGTTCCAGTTTCTAAACCCATTTATATCTCCTATGCTTCAACCCACGTTGTAGACTCTTCTGTAGCATCTGTCCACGTTGTAGTAGTTTCATTTACGTCTACCCAAGTTGTCGTTTCTTCAGCCATTTAGTATGCCTTAAAATCTGGGACAGTCCTTAATGCAGATCCAGAATATCTATCTTTAGAATCCTCCATCTCTATAGCAGATATTGTCTCATTAAAAAGTTGTGTCCATTTCATAACGCCCTCGTTATGCTCTGTATAAGCAGACAGTTCTAGCAAAGCTGCATACAGATAAATATCTGGACAATCTGTAAGTAGTTCTGTAGTTGTATTGGAATCACTTAAAGCGGTAAATTTTTTATAGTAAAGCATCTCCATTGTATAAACAGCATCTGGAGTTGGCCCAAGCCTAACCTCATCCCCTAATAAAGTATACACCCTAGGCTTCCCAGTTGTACTCCCAGCCCATAAATTGTCTAAACGCTCAGGTGTTAAATAATTTAAATCTGTTACAGGAGAAGTGTTTAACTTAAAATGCCTCATTTGGACAAACCCAGTAGGTAACCCGTAATAGAGTTGAGTTGAGACTGTGCTGGTTGTCACCCTAGTTTCCATTTTCCTTATCCTGATATTTCTATTAATCCTAGTTTCAGCTAAGGTAATAAAATCAGGGATAACGGAATCAAGGTCATTTCTCTTACTCCAGCTTTTTATAGCTGCTTGAAGTTCAGCGTAGTTGCCAATAGCCATTACGGTATATCATCCATATTACGGTTTTTAAATATATTTAAAGCTAGGAAATTAAGCCCCTTAGAAACATAATTCATAAGGTTGTTGTCTCTCCACCGTGTAGGCATAGCCATAGTTACAGTGTTAGCAAACATTACAATTTCCGCTGCTATAGCATACCACGGTTGGTTCATAATGATTTCCATTTAACCTCCTAGAGTTGACTTGTTGAAGTTCTATACATTATGTTATCTGAATCATTTAGCCATTTCTTTAATCTTTTAGGGTCATCCCAAGTTCCGTCTTTCATTAATTTTTCTACAATCACAAGTGGTATCGTTGCTGCTTGATGCCATTCGTTGTGACCACCAACTCTAAACCTAGTCTCCCAATCAGTTCTTAATTCTTTATTGTGTGAAAGTATAGGGTTAACATTTTGAACAGTTTCAGTCGTCAACCTATCCTTAAACTCATCATACCAAATATTACGTTCTATGTCCCCAGGAACCAGTTCACTAATTAATTTTTTATCCATTACAAAAGCCAATAAAATATTGCTGATACTGCCCATCCAATCCCAAATGCTATATAATTATTATGTATCATTTGTTTCTCCTATAAACTAATAAGTCCAAATAACGTCTTGCGTTTTATGTGGGTCAACATCTAGGTGAATAAAATTTCCTGAATGCTCACCCGCTATACCAATACGCCTAAAGTATTTAATTGCCACATCAACCATCCTGAAACGTGCCTTAGAAGTTGTGCATGCGATATCAACTGCAAGTCCCATTCCTTCACTGTCAGGCATATGACTAGAAACCAGACTACCTTTGATACTTGTATTATATTCTTCACACCGAACTCCGCTAGTAATAGTTATTGGCTTATCAATAACATCTCTAACGTGTTGAAGTTTTTCTATTAACACGGGGCTAACCCAACTAGCACCGCATCCACAAGAACATTCAAATTCGTATCGTGAAAAGTTTTTTGATAAATCACCCATAAAACCCCAGTAATAGAAAGGGAGGGTTTTACCCCTCCCAATCCATCAAACATTAGGAAGTAGTTAAATCTGCAATTTTGCCAGAACTAGCTTCATTCCTATACTCAAGTGTATATTCTACTAACATCTGTCGTTTCTCAGAATCACCTGTTCGTGATAATGGTTTAACCTGAAACGGTCTGAGGTAAGAAACTGCCCAGTAGTCCGTATCAAGAACAAATGCTGTACGATCTTGGCTAAACCTATTAGGAATAACCTTAACAGTACCAAAGTCACTAACATAAACATCCATAGCACCGATGATTACGCCTTGACCTACTTTTTGGTTGTCACGATACTGCGTAGCAACGCCAGCAAAAGCTGAAACCTTAGTTTTGTTGAAAGGCCCAACCATAACCATCCCAGGATTTCCACCCTGAGTAAAGCAGTTTTGCATTTGGGTCTTCAACATAGCCTCTGTAAAAACTCTCTGCGTACCGTTAACAACATCAGCAGTACCAGAAGTAGCTGGAGAACCACTACCGTGAGATTTATTAGTTACGATAACCGCTTCAGCACCAGAGCATTCTCTAGCAGAAGAAGATGTACCCGTAACCATATATTGACCAGAAGTTAATCTAGCTTCCATATCACGCTTAAGCTCTTTACCAGCTTTTGCGACCTGATAAGCTAACTCTGATTTTCTTCCAGCCTTGTTAACAACTTCTTGCGTACCAGAAATAACAACTACCTTATCAGAGATCTGAGTTCGGTTTGTTTTTCTTGTGGTAGCAGTAATTGCATCATTTGTAGCATCATCACCATCAATAACCTTATTGTCCGCTGAATGTGCAGCCAATGAATCGGTTTGCCATTCGTGCAAAGTCTGGGTACATTTTGAACGCCCAATAGATTGCATAAACGGAGTATCGGTTGGCGATATATTGTAAATTACATCACTTAAATCTTCTTTAGTACCTATCGAATCATACGAATCAAAGGTATTAGTTGGTTGTGCCATAATAAAGCTCCTGAGTTATTCAAGCATATCAAATAAAACCCTAGCAGCATCATCTACCTTGCCAGAGCTTCTCAATGCTTTCCGTTGTTTATTACGCTTATCCGAATCCACGGCTACTCTTCCTGATCCTCTAGGTCTTTGCACCCGTGGTGCGTTGCGTGTTTTTTTATTGCCAGCATCAGCACCTTTGATACCATCATAAAGCATAGCCTTGCGTAAGATTACAATAGCTCGATGGTCTGCAATATTATCGACCTCCGAATCTTGGTAACCTTGCCCTTTAGCGTAAGTTTTAAGTTGGTTTCTCAAAGCAGCACCCTTTTTAGGATCACTCCATTCGGGTAAAACTCCTTTAAGTGCTTCTGCTTCTTTTTTTAACAAGTCAGTATACTGAGATTGATGTTCCTGAGTTTGTTTTGTCTTCTCAGAAGCTATCGAATCTTGTATACGTTTCTGTTCGTTTTCAGTCTCACGCAATTCATCCCTTTTAGCGAAATACTCCATCGGGTCTTCTGTTCTGAGCCTTTCAAGCTCGGTCTTGTCAACCGCTTCAACACGATCTTCTAACCGCTTGTTAAGTGCCTCAAGAGCTTGCACATATTGTTGACTTTGATTCATTAGATAAGTCTGGGCTTCCCCCATCCTCTTCTTCTCGTCTGATAAAGTCTGTGCTTGCTGCGTGTTACCCCTGTCCCTAGAATAACTAGCTTTCAATTCATCGAAGCTGACACTACTACCATCAATGTCAAAATATTCAGAATCGTCTTCTGCCTCTGGTTCAGGTTCTCCTGCATCTTCATCGGCTTGCTCTTCTTCTACATCATCAGAGTCAGCCGTATCATCCTCTGATTCTGTTTGGTTGTCACGGGATGCGTATTCAGGCTCAAGGCTTTCAACAGCCTTTGCAGCTTCTCTCACATCTTCATAACTTCCGAAAATTCCAGCGTTCTCGTTTTGTTCTTCAGCCATTTTGTTCTCCTATTTTGCAGCCCCACGATTTACAAAAGCTTCTTTAGAAAGCTCTTCAATCTGGCGGTCTGCCAATTTTCCAGTTTCCATTATGGTTGATAAATGGTTCTCTACAGTTGATAATACTTTTATTGCCATCCAAATACCTTCTCTACCCTCACTATCTCTAGCTGGGGAATTTTCCCATTCAGAAAAGTATAAGTCCCTTAAGTAAACAAAAGATTCTTTATACAAATCATCATCAAGAATCCTTTGAGCATTAAGTCCTCTTGCTCTTTCTTTTTCGTAGGTATTCATTACTCCCCTATTTTATTTACTATATTTAGGTCTTTTTTTATGATCCCTGCCTCTGTTGCTGTTTATTATACCCATAGCTAAATTTACCGACTTGCCACCGTACTTTTTTCGCATATCCTTCATACCTTCACTCGCCATTATCTCTGGTGTCTTTGACTGATATACACCACTAGCAGATTTTTTACCAACATGTGTTTCAATTTTTTTCCCAGCATCTCTCTCTCTTTTTCTTCTTTCTCTGAGGAGCCTGTCCCTTTTTACTGCATTTTCTTGAATTGTTTTTAGAGTCTGCGGTGTTCTCTGGAATCCAGTTTTTTCAAGTTTTTCTTTGACATAAACTTTACGGTATATTCTATCTATGTTTGCCTTCTTGTCACTCAAGCTAGATATTTTTTCATTTTTCTTAGATACATCTTCCCATTGAGCCATAGTTACTCCCCTATCTTTATAGATCGTTTCTCTTGAATTTCAGCACCCAGTTCCATAATCTTAAGTCTGCTTTCTTCTTTGAACATTTGTATTTCTGCTATCAGTTGTTCTTTTTCAAATTGAAGTTTTTCTATATCTAGTTTCAATTTATGCTCATCAAGTTTACCCTTGCTAACATCCAATTTGTTTTCAAATTGATTCTGTTTAACTTCCTCTTGTAGCTCTTGCATATTGATTTGAGCTTTCTGCATATCAACTTGTGCTTTCATTGCATCCGCTTGTGCTTTCTGTTGTAACACTTGAGCCATTGGATCTTCACCTTGATCCTGCGGTTGGAATGCTTCAGGAGGTAATGTGGATGGGTCTGTAAAGAAATCGTTATAGTTCTTCATACCCATAGCCTTGACAGCTTCTTTTAATAGATTGTAAATATTTTGAGGTTGAACAATTGCTTTCATTTCTGGATCTTGTCTTATGTTGGATATATGAGTACCAAGCATGTTTAGGTTCATGATAGTTTGATCTCTATTACCGTTGCCCAGACCAACACTTACAGTCATGTTCCGTCTATCTCTCCATTCAGAAGGATCTATTGGAACCCACTCTTCACCAGTTAACTTTATAGTTCTTTCTATTTTTTGGTGTTTAATGCTAAGTTCGTGAATTTTCAAGAATAGTTTCTTAACTCCAGTTTCAGCAAAGATCCTAGCGACCATCTCCATCTTCATATTAGATGCTGTTACCTGTTGGCTTACAGCAGTTGCTGTTGTGTTCTGTAAAGAATCCGCATCGAGTCCTTGAAAAACCCTGACTCCCGTTCTTTCATCCCTAACCTTGTCTATATATTCTAACATCGTAAATGACGAGTTTGGAAGTTGTGGTTGCTCTAGTCTTCGTACAGCACCAGGAACTTTCTCCCTTATCACTCCGCCTGGGCGTGATGTTAGTAAGTCGTCTAAATTAACCTGACCTTCTACCATAACGTAACGTCCGTTGTTCAACATGTAATAATTGTCGAGCATGTTACGCCACAGTGTTGACTTGATTAATTGCAAGTCCATAGTTAAGTCAGCCAAAGATAACCCGTAGAATTTATGGGGCATTGGAATCGGGGTCAGAGATATGTAAGGGTGTCCGTCTACATTTTCCCTAGACAATATTCTATCACCAGCTTTTAAAACTTTAACCCATTCAGAAATACCATCTCCATTGGCATCTATTTTTAGATAACATTCGTCAACCCAGATCTTACGCTCAGAACCTTCTATGCCTGGGTTCATGTCCATACTCATTCCAGAATCGTCATAGTCACGCCTAGCTGTGTATTCTTCGCTCCACCACTGTTCGTCACTACCAACAATATCGTCTACATCTTTAAAACCCATTTCCCTTAACTCAGAGATAGTCATCAACATCCTATCTCCTAGGAAATTAGCATCTTCTATACTGTCTGCTTGTTTGGATATATAAAATTGTTCTGGAGGGCATACTACAATTTTGATTTTACCTTCTGTCCCTTTTCGTGTGATGACTAAATCATGAGTTCTATTGGTGTCTATAAAATCACCATCACTAAGACCCGCATCCATAGCGTCTTCATCATCCATAGTTGAATGTTCAACCACGGTTACATTCTTATCTGTTACTAATGCCTGATATTGAAAATCTGTTAATTCTGTGTACTCTTCTCTTTCTTCAACTTCTGTTTCATCCCACCATACTTTAGTGATCCCATTTTTTAACATCAGGGCATCTTTAAACCAATCATAAAGAATCTTAAACCCATCGTTATCTTTATTTAAAACATAATTAACGTACATACTTTCTTGCTGTGCTGCCTTAACATCTTCTGGGCCTGTAGGATCAAATCTACCTATCTCATCACCTGATGTAAATATACGCATCAACGATGGCATCATCCATTCAATCACATCGGAGACATCGGTACTTACTACTTGAGATCGACCTTCAACCTCATTACCAAATTTATCCCCATAGTAGTAGTCTATGGATTTTCTTCTTTGTTCAAATAGCTCACCACCGAAACCTAGGGAACTACCAATCTCATGTTCTATGATGACTTTTATCTGATCGTCATCTAGTTTTTTTCTTTTTTTGGACACGGTTACGAGGCTCCTTAACTGGTTCGTGCATTAACATCACCACAGCCTCTTCTAGCCTATGAAATGATTCATGCAAATGTTCTATTTTTTTTTCCAATTCTTCTATTCTTACAGAATCCTTTACACTCATTATACTATACCTAGCTCTGGATATACTATCCTCTTATTATAATTTCTGACAGATTGATGGGCAAAAGTCAAGCAAAGAGCATCTGCTAGATCTGGGCTTTGCATTCCAGACTTCCGCATTTCAGCTTTTGATTCAACTTTTAACTTTCCAGCCGATGTATAATTATACCTAGGCATAGATAATTCAGCTATTAGCTCATCCTGATCTGGCAAAGTTGTGTTACGTTCTTCAAACCACTCTCTTGTTTTCCACCATAACTCATCCCTAAGTCTATTAAAGCGGGTTTGTACTGAAGGAGTTTCTGCTACATTAATACCTCTGGCTGGCAATCCTAACTCAGAGAGCCTATCAACAACACCCGCCCCAACCCCGATTGAATCTATAAGTATCTCACTTGGAATTTCCCAGTTTTTCATTCTATTGTATTCGTCCACAATGATACCACAAAGTTGCATCAAATCCTTGCCACGCCAAAACTTAATTGGTTCTATTAGCGTATTCTCCATTCGTTTCGCTAAACTTGATCTATCAGATCCAAAACGGGCTACATCCAACCCCCAAACCATACTGCCTTCGACTTGCCCTACTTGTCTTGCGACAGCTTCCTCTATAAGAGCCAATGGTATAACAGCGTCCTCATCACCAGACGGGAACTCACCTAAAACACGAACCCTGTATACATTACTGGTAACTCCGTACTTCTCAGCCATCTCCTTAACATAACGCTCTGTCACCATCTTTGAATCAGAACAAGCAACCTTATGGGTACTCCAAAGATTCCTAGAAGAATGAAACGAGTCATAAAAATAACCCGATGTCCTTGTAGGATTTCCTGTCATTAGAGTTTTAGCCCCTGGTGTCGACATACTACCTTCACCAACCTCAAATATAATATCTTCCACACCAGATGCTTCATCTATAATAAAAAGCATATTCTCAGAGTGGAATCCTTGGAATGCTTCAGGTTGTTCTTTTCTAGCAGTTCGGGCTACGGCAAAAGATTCTTGTGGAGCAGATAAAACCTCAACTCTATCTCTGCTCAGTCTTAACAGATTCTTTAAGCCTACTGGCATACGCCTATACCACTTAGCTACTTCACCCCACAGAACATCTTCTAACTGATGTGCTGTTGGAGCAGTACAGGCAACCTTAGATGGATACCTAGTAATAAGCCAATGCAATATTAACCAAGAAAGCATAGCTGTCTTACCAACCCCGTGACCAGATCTTACGCTAACTCGCTCGTTTTTTACTATCGAGTTTAGAACTTCCTGTTGCCAATCTAGCGGGTTTATCTGGAAAACTTCCTTCACGAACTTCACTGGGTCGGATCTCCACAATAGCAACCTCTGCTTCCAATCTGGCTCTGTCTTCGATTTCTTTGATGGCATCTATAAAGTTCACGTTGATATCGTTTTGGATTTGAACATCTTTTGGAACTAGAGAAGTTACTGCCCTGACATAAGACGAAGGATCTTTTTCGAGCATTAAATCCAAAGCTTTAACTCCATTAGTCTTCCAGTGCCTAGAGATATCCTTAATAACCTTATCAGTCAAGACATTTCTTGAACTCTTAGGTCTTCCTTTGGGATTTCCAGATTCCCCTGGTTCCCATCGGCTTAACTTCTTATCCATAGCTGTCCTTTAATTTAATTATCTCCTTGATAGCTACCCACGGTATTGTAGTCTGAGCGTGTACTACGCACTGGTTCTCAGGAGAAAAGTCACTAGATTGGCAGAAAGCGATCACCTCCTTATCTTGGGTTAGATACATACCTACTGATTGGCAATCCCTACTATCATCAAGCAATGTTTTTTTATTGTAATGTTCCCAATCTGGGCTATAGTCACTATCAACCCATTTAATCCATATAAGGTCACGGAATTTAAGCTTTAGTTTCTTAGGTCGCATTTTTCACTTCGGACTGATAATGGTTTCCCTTTGCCTTCCGACCAATCTTTACATACGTTACAAACCCAACACTCTTTACTTGTCAAATAATACAAAGGTCTATCGGACGGGCAATTAGTAAAAAGGTAGTCGTTCTTACCCACATCAAGTTTTATATCACAAGTTGATATAGAACCATACCCAGTAATAGGACAAGCGTATACGACATCAATTTTTCCATCAAAGTTCAAATCCCAATAAAGAGTAATATTATTAGGTACTTGGTCAACCATCCATCTGCCTTGACCCTTCTTTGGTAGTTCTTGAAATTCTGTAATGTTTGCTACCCCTGTAGTAAAACAAAATATAATGGCTAGTAACAACAGCCTCATTTACCCAGTTCCTCGATAGTTGTTCTACAATCCTCCTGAAAGCCGTCAAGCTCTAAAATCCACCTCTGGAGTGCTACCTTGTCGTGATGCTCTATCCTCCATCCATTGTCTATCGGAGATAAACTAAAGGAAGGCGGGTTAGGGTAATCAGGAGCAAGAACACCTCCAAAATCAGAACCTTGACCAACACAACTACCCAAAAATATCAGGGTCATGAGGATCAATGTTACGCTGTCTTTTTTTAATTTCATTTTTAATTTTTTTTCTAACTCGGTTAATCCTAGAGTGCGTAGTTAAAGCTGCTAAAGAACTTCTTAGCCTATACTGCATCGCACCACGACTTTCAAAAAATTTTACCATTCCCAGTAATGCCATTATACCTAAAGGGATAGCCCAAAGCCAAGTCATCTTGTCCCCTCCATTATTTTTCTTATGTCCATATCGGCTATTCCCCTGTTAGCAATAATCTCTGCCCTTAGTAGAACAAAATGATCCCTACATAGCAAGTAAGCAATGCTTTCAGTGGGATACTCCTGATTCTCATCCTCCTCATGATGCTCTGTAAAAAAAGATGGAAGACTTCTATATTTGTTAACTATCCACTCCGCACCATTCCTAAAAACAATTACACCGTAGTCCCTACCTTCACGCATTGTTTCTATATCAACCTCTGAATAACAACCACTGTGACCACAAATGTAAGGGTCATCATCTCTCATGCCTTCAGCCATATTAGCACTCCTTTTTAGCTGACACATACTCAACAAAAATTTTTCCGTCAGACTTGCTACCTATTCTATAACACATCCCATCTAATAATAACGACAAACTAGATGGTATTCCCGCAGTGTCATTGTAAGGGTCTGTCTTACATACATCATTAGCAGAAATCCAACGATCCTGATTTAAATTTTTTTTTGGATGCCTAACTATTTTTAATCCACGTTTCATATAACAAGCGTAGCACAAGATGGCTCAGGAAGAAATGATAGAGACTATAGTAAAAACATACGTATTAGCAAATCAGGGGGGGCGGGTAGGCCATACCATATATAGATCCCGCACCTCGATCGCCATACCATATATAGTATGGTTTCCTGTTCATACTATCGACAAATACTATTACCGTAATCGTTTGATGTTCACCTGTTATTCACATATGATTTACCGGGTAGATAATTTGATTGTTGCTGCATTCAATAGGGATAAAGTTTAATTAGATATTATATTTCTATTCCTTTTACTGTCTCTTTCTTTGTTTTTCTCTTCCCCTTTATTGCCGCGCTTTAAACAATAAACCATTTAACCTTATCACCACTACCCTAAAACTATTTGTCGATATCACCGACAAAATTTTAAATAAGGTTGACAGTGTTTTATATTAGTGTACTATAAAGGAAGTTGCATTATGTATTCTGATTATCATTTAGTAATGAGACATTGTTGAGAAACAAAGTTAATTGAACAATCAATTCAGACCATAATTAAGTTAGTTCATTATAGTAAAAGCCGAACTAAG